GGGATATAGCCCTTGCTCATCGGGTAATTCATCTTCGTCTCCATCCCAAGGATGGTCAGACTTAGGCCAAAGGGTTACCCAGTCTTCTGGTTTCTCCCCATACTCCAATACCGCAGGCATAGCCATGTAAGTAAATGGGCACTTACCACCAGACCAATGCTTCGGATTACGAAGTTCTTTATAAAAATCATTCGCCGCAATTCGTGTCCCTACAATTAACAATTTGCCATTCTTACCCAAACGGGTAATAACTTCTTTTTGTAACCAGTTAATCTGCTTATCCCACTCATGGGCATTGGCAGTGGTAATGCAGTCATCCAAGATAATCAGGTCAGCACGAGCACCGTAAATCTGACCACCCATACCAAGTGCTTGAATGGTTGGGTCTTTTTCGGAGGAGTCTCTAGCATCGCTGCCTAGGTAAACCGTGTCTACCTTCCAAGTATCAGCGTCCTGTTTCCAGCCACCCTCAGGTCCATAGGCTGTTTGTAACTTTAGCCAACGTGGGTGGGATAGTCTTTGCTTAATTGCATAGACAAACTCTCGCGCTTTGTTAAGGGTCTTACTGACCACAATAATGCGCACATTAGGATTAAGGGCAATTCGGTAGGTAGAGTAGTTAACCGTTACCACGGTTGACTTGGCATGCTCAGGGGGTACATTTACCAATAAGCGGTTCTGGTCCCCGTCTTCGTAAATCATAGACTCGTGCAGCCATGAAGGTTCGTAACCTTCTAGTAGGTCAATCCAATCTTGATGGTGTGGAAAGACCTGCTGGTTTAAAAATACTTCAGAAAACTGTGAAAAAGAAATCTCATCCTTTGCCACTCCGAGAGAGATGGTGGAGTTATTTTTGGCATCTGCCTTGGCGTCTTCCAAATCACGGGCAAATTTTTTGTCGCGGCTAATCCAGATACGTAAGGTATCTTCCTTATAGCCTATCTGAACCATGGCCCTAGGAGCACCCATGCCCTGGGCTACCAGGGCTAGTAACTTTGCCTTTGCCTCTACCGTTTTTTCGGTACGGGGGTTATTACTTTTACTGAATGTCATCTATGTCCCTTTTGGGCAGAATTTACCCGCTTACAATAGTCTGTTATACAGCCTGTTGTAACAGACAGTAGATACAGTCTGTACGCAAGGGCCTAAAGCCCTTGCTATAGTATCGGCAATAAATTGCCTCTACTATATATTAATCCGTTCAAACACCCATTCCGAACACTTTGCAGCCTGTGATTTACATCACAGTACTATAACCGCAGGTCAGACCCTATATTGATAGTACTGGGGCATAGGCATACTGTTGTACGGGAAATATTTAGGTAGAGATACTCTACTGTTTCCAAAAGCAATTAAACAGTCAGGGGTCATTTAGACCCCAGAACTGTTTGCTACCGCTCAGTCTGTACTGTTACAGAGAGCGCTGAACAGGAGGCTATCTCGGCGCTCCATAGTAAATAAACATTCCGCGCCCCAGTTAAATAAAAATCCTGGCTGGCTGAGGCAGTCGGGCTGTTCCGTAGCATGGCAGTCCAGCAAACTACACTGGACAGCCATGCCTTGGTTTAGGTGTAGTTAAAGGTATTAACTACAGAGAGGAAGTTATGTTCACAACATCTGAAACCATCGTAGAATGCAGAGTGTGTGGGATAGATAACTGGTTGAACTGCGGGTGCTACTACCTACACGGAGGTGAAGGTAGCCTCGGAGATATGAAGAAGGAGTGGAAAGAATGAAGCATTATATTCTAGTCCATGAGTTCGATACAGGGTGTCCAGCCCACTACGAGCACTTCCAAGGAACTGGATTCCCCTGCCCAGTATGCGGAGTTGAACTGGTAAAAGTAGGAGAAGGAGTAGGGGAATGAGCGAACAACAGGGCATATCAGTCACTAATGCCTGCTACTCATGCTACATACTAGATGATGTATGCATGGACTGCGAAGATAGTCGTCTAACAAGAGAGGCGATAGCAGTGCATGAGATAGTAGATGAAGGCAACGACATCTATCGTTATGCTCCTATGTATACCAGCCTAACCAAGATTAATCCAGATGAATCTGGACATGAATGGACAGGCTCAACCACCAGAGTAGAACCGTACTTCGTATGGGCTACTCAGACATGGGAAGATACTCGAGAAGAGTTTCTCCCACCGATTACGGTTATAACTGACCGTATCTTTGAACTCAATATGGATATGCCACCAAACTCAATGGTGTGCCAAACCTGCCACTACACATGCAATATGCATGCTGTATGTCCAAACTGTAACTAACCATCAAGGGCTTGCCCCGTCCCAAGTGACGGGGGCTACGCCCAAAAAACAACTACTAGAAAAGGAAATAACATGTCAAATACATTCACATTCAATGGTTCAATCGTTAAGGCAGTGAAAGATTATACTACAGTTATCAAAGCATCTGTAGTAGACCGCCGTTTGGAATACACTCCAACTGGTGAAATGGCAAGCAAGTTTACTGCAAGCCGTCAGATTACAATCACTGACCCTGCAATCCAAGCATGGGTTCGTGAAAACCTTATCAACTCTACAGAAACCGAATTCGCCTGCAACATTGAAGGCTATATGACCTCAAGTTTCTCTGAGAAAAACGATAAGTGGTATGAAAACCAAGTGGTTACCAAGTTATCACTAGTCTAATCAATCAATCGCGGGTGGTGGGGGCTTCGGCTCTCACCACCCGCACTTTTTCCTGCGGGGAATCGTACAACAGCAGTAGATAGCGAGTCGAATAGATGGTAGACAACCAAAATAATACAGTTTATTGTGGGGACTGCTTAGTTCCTATTAGCCAATGCTCACACAAAAGGAGATAGAAATGGTACTAGATTCAATGACACTACTAGCAATGCTCATTGCTTTAACTACATCTGTAGCAGTAATCACCCTTGCTATCAGACAGAATGCAATACTAACTAAAGAGAACATGAGACTACGCAGGGAACTACGCAAGACCAGACGCACAGATTACTACATGGATACAGACATAGCCAAGGAAGACCTATGGACAACGAAATGAGATACAAGATAGAGTCATTAGATATATTGAAGGCAGAACAAATGAAGATACAAAGAAAGTATGTCGTATCCAACTGCGACAAATGTAATATGACAATCCAAGTAGAACATTGGGACTTGGCACATAGAAACTACTGCATACCATGCGGACTAACTAAGTTAGGAGAAGTTGATGGCTTACACAGTTGAAGAAATAGCACAGTTAAATGAATCAATGGAGGCTGCAATCCTGTCCATCAAAGCAGCCAACAATATTCTAGAAGAAATGATGGCAACTGGACGAATCTATGTGGAGGAATAACCAATGACACTAGCAAGCAAAGAAATTACAAGCATCAAAAATGCAGGTTCAGAGTATGCAAAGAAGTTCTTAGCACACAAGTATGCTTTAGAATACGCTGAACTATACGCAGCATATTGCGCTAACCGTGGAGTAGATACACGGGGCTCCCATAGAATACCACCAGTAGATGAAAGGTTATTAGTAAAAGAATGAGTAAAGAATTACAAGAAGCATTAGACAAAGCAGCCCTAGCAGTACAGCCCATACTAAATGAGATGTTAAAGGAGATAGAAGAAGATGAGTTATGAACCACCACTTGAAGATGATGTGGCACTAGACAAAGACACAGAAGAAAAAGATGATGGTTACCAAGAACCAGACAGGATGTGGGGCGATGAATAAACTATTCGCAATATTTACTGCATGGTATGTAGCATTCTTATCGCTACTACCATGGCAGATAGCACCAATACAGCAGTACACAGAACCAAAACCTACAGAGATGAGCGAGTTCCATTGGACACCTCGTGCTCTAAAACTATATGCAAGACAGTACATGCGCATGGCATACCCAGAATGGAATATGTCTGAGCACCGTGCACTAATGAAGTTATGGGGAAAGGAATCAGCATGGAATCCCAAAGCAGACAACCCAAACAGTTCAGCCTTTGGTGTACCTCAGTTGCTTAACCTTGACCCATCAACGCCAGCCCCGCTCCAAGTTGAGCGGGGGCTGGAGTATATCCAGCACCGTTACGAAAAACCATCAGTTGCTTGGTCGCATTGGCGAAGCAACGGTTGGTATTAATAACAACTAAAGGAGAAAAATGAACAGAGGAATCACAGTAAAACTTCCAACGCATAAAGTAATTACTGCATTGGAAACTAAGTTAGCAAAAGTTGAAGAAGATTATGCTAACCAAGAAGTAAACGAAGCCGAGTACAATAAGGCTTATGCTATATGGCAAAAAGAATTAACAGCCTTTGCTATTAATAATGTTAAAAATGCTACTAATTTCCGAACAAACTATCGTGAATGGAACAGCACCCTTAACATTGACTATGATGTAATAGTTGATGTAATAGATTTGCCTGTTTGCCCAGAGCGTAAGCATAACACTATGAGTCATCACTCATATAAAGATATTGTAGAAGACATTACTAATGCTCTGTCAATTTTACGCATGACAGATGAAACAACAGTTAACGCTTCAACCATGAAGCAAATAGCAAAGTACTTATAACTAAGGAGAAACAAATGACAGTAACACTAGAAGAAATCGAAAACTACTACACCATTCTCTTAGATGAGAACGGCAAAGCAGAACAACTACTAACACAACGCAAGCGTTTAACTGACGCTATCTATGCACAGATTGATTCAGATACAGCACCAGATGATGACCATATTGCAGAGGTAGCAGCAGCAATGCAAAAGGATATTCAGTTGCGTGACTTTGTATTAGGTCTACCATCTGAGCGCAAGATTCAAGATGTTAATGGATACCTTGCATACTTTATGGACTCAGTTCCTACTAAGTTCATTGCACCTATTGCAAGTGTATTGGCTGCAAATCTATATTCTTTAGAAGATGTAGATTCTGCTAAAGAACTTGTCAATACTGCATTAGTTCATAATCCTGGTTACTCACTAGCAATGCTATTGAATCGTGTGTTCAATACAAGTTGGCCATCAGGTGCATTCAAAACTATGACTGAAGAACTACACCCAAGAGTTAAGGAAGGAATGGGTATCTAATATGGGATTAGATATGTATCTCTATGCCCGTAAAGGCATAGCATCTATTGACTGGCAGCCAGAGAAAAAACTCAACGCTGACTACACAATACTAACCTCCCTTATGGGGGCAACAGAATGGGCTTATGACCCAGAAGAACTAGCCTTTGCTCAAGTATCTATTCAAGTTGGATACTGGCGTAAGGTTAATGCTATCCATAACTGGTTCATTGAAGAACTAGCAGGTGGAGAAGATAACTGTCAGACTATTTATGTACCACGCAGTTCTTTAATTGACTTAAAGATTCTATGTGAAGAAGTGTTGGCAGACCACAGTAAAGCGGATACAATACTACCAACAGGTTCTGGCTTCTTCTTCGGAAGCACAGAGTATGACGAATGGTATTTTCATGGTCTTGAAAAGACTGTGAAGATAGTAAGTAAACTCATTGAAGATGTACCTGAAGGATGGTCCTTCGAGTATCAGGCTTCATGGTAAAGAAAGGGACAGATGACTACAGCAGATGTAGTAGTAAAGAAAAACCGCTCAGCCTGGATTAAAGCAGGCGTAGCAGTTGAAGCAATAAGCGCAGCACAAGTAGCAGAACAAGCAGGACTTAACTGGACTGTTGGCTTATCCGATATGCACACCTCAGACTTCTTGCATGTACCTAAAAAGCAAGCAGTCATAAAGAAACAAGATGGAAATGAATCAGTCATTGGTGTAGTGGGTAGCAAGTACAAAGTCTTTCAGAACTCTGAAGTCTTTGGCTCACTAGATGGATTGATTGACTCAGGACAGGCTCGCTATGCAGCAGCAGGTGAGTACGATGACGGAGCAAAAGTATGGATGCTCATGTCATTACCCCGTGAAATGGAAATCAAAGGTGACCCACACTCAGCCTTCTTACTAGCCAAGACTAGTCATGATGGCTCATCATCAGTAGTAATCCGCCCTATCATTGAACGATTGTGGTGTTCCAACCAAATCAATCGTATCTTTAGAGCCAAGAACAAAGCACATACTTATACCCTGCGTCACACACAGAACGCAGTGCTATCAGTATCTGACATGCGAAACTTACTTGACCTAACCTATTCAAGCATTGATATGTATACCAACCTGGCTAACCATCTTATCCAGCGTGATGCAGACATTGCTAAAGCAACCGCATACTTCAAGAAAGTATGGGCATTGCCTACTAAAATTGAGCAATCACCTTTACACCTACTCAGCAAGGGTGAGAAGAATGCTAAGTCCCGTGCCCTCAATGCACGGCAGAAAGCATTTGCTATCTATACAGATAGCCCTACGCAAGAGAACATTCGCAATACAGAGTTTGGTTTATGGCAATCAGTAGTAGAGTATGCTGACCATCACTCTCAGAAAGATGCTAGTATTGCTACCCTAGCAGGGCGCAATGATGGCATTAAACTTCGAGCACTAGAACTACTTTCAATCTAAGGAGAATCGTGTACCTAAATCCAATCACAGTAGACGGCACAACCTACAACTTCACTGAAGAATCATTGAAGGAACTAATTAAGACAGACATTGCAACTAAGCGCAGGCTAGATGCAGTATCTACTGAAGCACAAGAATCATACAGAAAACTAGTCAAGGTACGCAATGAAGTACATGCTTACTTTACAGAAGCATTTGATGGTTCTGTTGATGAAGATGAAACAACTGTTACACGCGATGAGGTTAACGCATTGCTTGAATCAATTGGTTCAGACATGCTTACCACAACTTGGTCTGCAACTGTAGAGATTACAGTTACAGTAACTGATATCAAGGCTACCTCGGCAGAAGAAGCAGAAGATATCATTAGAGATAATATCGAAGTCAGCGGCTACGACTTAGATATTCAAGACCAAGATGTAAATGTAAGCAACATCGAAAGAGAGTAGGGCCTCTCTTAAAGAACCAGATAGTCGCTATCTAACATGTGGATGTTTGTTCATTTCTACCATGTGTTAGACTTGGGGATGGGTGGTCCCGCCATCTGCGAACACGGGACTCTAATTAACTAGGAGAGTAATGCCAACAGAAATCGAAAGAGATAGATACGGACGACCATTAATTATTCCACCCAAAGGTGGCAAAGCAATTGCTTATACTCGCGCAACCACCATTGCTAATAGTTTAGATGATGCCTCTGCATTAACAGCATGGAAAATGCGTATGGCTGCAATAGGTTTAACAAGCAGGCCAGATATATTATTAGCCATTGGTGTAGCAGGAGATAACAACAAGTTAGTCAACGCATACATTGAAGAAGCAATGGAAGTAGCAGGTGCTAGTAAAGCAGCAACAATCGGCACAGCAATCCATGCACTAACAGAAAAACTAGACTTAGGTTTAGAGTTAGGTGTATTCCCAGAACAATGGATGGGAGATATCAAAGCCTACGAACAAGCAACAAAGATTTTAACTAAAATTTACATTGAGCAATTCACAGTGCTAGACAAGTATAAAATTGCAGGCACACCAGATAGAGTTGTTGAATACAATGGTGAACGATTCATTGCAGACTTAAAGACAGGTCGTATTGACCACCCAAATAATATTTCTATGCAGTTAGCAATCTATGCAAACGGGTCCCCGTACATGCCTGACACGGGAACCCGTGGTAAGTGGGGCGACATCAACAAAGACAAGGCAATTATAATTCATGCCCCAGCAGGGACAGGAACTTGCAAACTAGTATGGGTTGACATCAAAGAAGGATGGAAAGGTGTACAGTTTGCAATGAAAGTAAGAAAGTGGCGAGACCAGAAGGGTCTTGCTACTCCATTTGAGCAAGGAGAAGATAGTGCCTAGCACAGAAGCACCCATCAGTATCACAGTTAAGACAGCAGCAGGTAGTTTGGTAACAGTCCGAGCAGAAAGCGGCGAGGAACTAGACCAAGTTGTTGCACTATCAGTACATGCAATCGCATCAGCAGCACAGGAACTGGAGTCGGCAGTGCGTGGTGCATCAGCACCAGCAATGTCAACACAGTCAGTAGCAGCAGCACTAGGTGGCAATATCATTGACACACTAGGGGGAACATCAGTTCCTGCCCAAGAATATACACAGCCAGCATCAGTACCAGTGTCAAACATTGGTGGTCGTGCATGCGCACACGGAAAGATGACAGCAATCCAAGGTATGGGTAAAGACGGAAAGCCATACAAGGGTTACTTCTGCGGTGCACCGAAGGGTGCATTCGACAAGTGTAAGAATCAATATGTTGTCATTCAATCACCAGAATGGAACACATTCGTACCAGAACAGATTAAGTGAAAACACTTAGACGCTCTATAAACAAAGCAGAGGTAGGCGGAGAACCACTCCCGCCTGCCTTTGCGGCGTTTGAAAGAGCAGGAATTATTCTGCGTAGAGCAGAGGTAACTGTAGTTGCAGGCACTCCAGGTGCAGGTAAGTCATCAGTTGCATTGGCTATTGCTGTGAAAACAAAACATCCTACACTTTACTTTTCAGCAGATACCAATGCACATACTATGGCTATGCGTTTGATTGCAATGACGGGCAAAATGCCCCAGTCAGCAGCAGAACTGTTACTTAAAAACAATCCAACAAAATCACATGAGATACTACAACTAAACAATCATTTGTTCTGGTCGTTTGAATCTAGCCCTACACTTAAAGACTTAGATGATGAAGTCTCAGCCTTTGAAACTGTATGGGGTAAGAGTCCAACGCTTATTGTTGTAGACAATCTTATGGATGTGGCAATGGATGGATATGATGAGTTCGGCGCAATGCGTGCAGTTATGAAAGAACTTAAATACCTAGCCAGAGATACCAACGCAGCAGTATTAGTACTACACCATACCAAAGAAGGCTTTGATGGTTATCCATGTCAGCCACGCAGTGCAGTGCAAGGTATGGTCAATCAAATTCCAGCAATGGTTCTAACTATCGGACAGATGAAACAGGGCGAAGACACATACCTATGTGTAGCCCCAGTTAAGAATAGATATGGGCGAGCAGACCAAACAGGTAGTAACTATGTTACTCTCTCGTTTAATCCAGAGTCTATGTACTTAGAAGATGTAGCGGTTAGATACCAACAAGAAGGAATAATAGACTAATGAGTAGTGCAGCCAAGCGCAAGGGTACACAAGGCGGAGAAATCCCAGCAGTTAATTGGTTAAAAGAAAATGGTTTTCCATATGCGGAACGCAGAATTGCGGGCAGTCACCTAGACAAAGGCGACATAGCAGGAGTCAATGGAGTAACTATAGAAGTTAAGAACCATATTAAGTTAGACCTTAGCACTTGGGTTAAAGAACTAGAAATAGAAATGATTAACGACCAAGGTTGGACAGGTGTTGTCCTCCATAAGAAAAAAGGAACTAAGAATGTTGATGAATGGTATTGCACAATGCCAGCCAAAGTATGGCTGGATTTAGTTAAGCAGGCTATGCGTGGACGAGAAACATAATATTGCAGATTACTTAAGATACATCGGCGCAACCGTGCCACCAGAGGGCAACGGTTGGCGCAAAATTAAATGTCCATTCCACGATGATGGTCATGCATCAGCAGGTATAAACTTTGATGAAGGTAGATTCAAATGCCATGGCTGTGGTGTAAGTGGAGATGTATACGATTTAATTATAGAAAAAGAAGGAGGCACATATCGTGAGGCTATCAAATTCGCACAGGCAATTTCTCTTACAGGCAGCGAACCAGTACGCAAACCAAATACACTTAGCAGAAGAGTACCTAGCAACACGCAATCTCTCGGTAGACGAGGCTCGGAACTTCCACTTGGGGGTAGTAAAGGACGCTCTTCCAGGTCATGAGCAGTACTCAGATAGGTTAGTCATCCCATACATCACGCCCTCAGGCGTGGTAGATATCAGATTCAGGTCAATGAATGGGGCAGACCCAAAGTATATGGGCATGCCAGGTGCTAAGACCAGCATGTTCAATGCACAAGTAGTACTCACAGCATCAAATTACATCTGTGTTACTGAAGGTGAAATAGATTGTATTACCCTAAGTGTTAAGACTAAACATCCAGCCGTAGGTATTCCAGGTGCAAACAATTGGAAGCCATTCTATACAAGAATCCTAGATGATTTTGATACAGTAATTGTATTAGCAGATGGCGATGGCCCAGGGTTAGAGTTCGGTAAGAAAATAGGTAAAGAGTTAGGCAATGTAAATATAATTCAAATGCCAGAAGGCCACGATGTAAACAGTATCGTGCATAAAGAAGGAGTAGACTTTATCAATGAACGAATCGCCAAGTGCCTCAATGTCAAATGAAGATAATGTATGGAATTTTATTAAAGACCATCCACGGCTTATAGGTTTACCTATATCAGATAGGCAAGGGCTTGACTTACTCAATGCACTAGGTGATGTGGCAGATATGATTCCAAAAGACCCAGTAATGGCACATAAAATGCTGACCATGATAGCCACAGTTATAGTGGCATCAGTTACAGGCAATGGTAATGAGACCATTGAAGAACTATTAGTAGCGGAAGCAATGTACAACTTCGACACTGAAACTAAGGAGATACTCAGTGAAAGACCCGAATGACTTTGAGGATATTCTAAAAGAACTGCGTGTTATTATGATACGTAAACATGCAGACTATGGGCCGTTAAATATATCCAATGCCCCAGGCGGGGCAATGAATGGCTTGCTTGTCCGTATGCATGACAAGATGGAACGGTTAGAGAATCTTTACTATAAAAAAAACGACACGCCCAACTACGAATCTATACAGGATTCCCTCATTGACTTAGCAAACTATGCAATAATCGGACTATTGGTGCAAAGAGGACAGTGGGAAGGCATGAAATAATCTAATGTATTTAGATGACTACGAAACCATGGTAGCAGCCCTTGCTGTTGAGTACCACCGCAAGTACCCTATAACTGAGCAGTCAGATATAAAACAAGTACTGTGGTTGTGGTTTGTTTCTCATCCCCAAAAATACAAAGAGTGGTCAGAGTTAGAACAGAAAGATAAAGATAAGTTAATAGCCAGGTCTCTACGCAATGCAGCCATCAAGTACTGCGAAAAAGAAAAGGCTAGAAAGATTGGGTATGAAATACTTGACTTGTATTACTACAACCCATCAGTCATTGAGGCTTTCTTACCATCCATCATTGCAGAATCATATGAGATTCCAGTAGCAATTAAAGATTTAAACTACAAATTTTCTAAAGGTGAGAGCAACGATACTAATAACTGGCTAGTGCTGCGTTCAGATATAGCCACTGCTTACTACAGATTATCAGATGCAAAACAAAATGTGCTTCGTATTAAATACTCAGCAGAAAATGTTGAGTGGAGTGACTTAGCAGATGAACTATCTACCACAGCAGATGGTGCACGGATGAAAGTAAAGCGGGCAATCAGTAGTTTGATTAGGAACATCGGCGGGCAAAGGCCATACATTGAAGAAGATACTTTAGTAGAGGCAGATGATGACGAATCAGGAGAGTGATAATGTTAAAGAAATCAGAGAGTTATTACACCCAACGGATTACTCACACGCTATGGATTTGCGAGGAGAATCTATTGGAGATGTTTGCATATGTGGAGGGGATGTATTTCATGCGCTTGTTGCATTTGACGAGGGTGAGATATGCTTTTATTTCCTTGATGGAGAGTGCACTAACTGTGGGTCAATGGTCACACTCCCTTACCCAAAGAACGAGGACAATTACTAATGCCACTCTTTGATTTTAAATGTACTTGTTGTTCAGATGTAATCGAAGTAAATGAAAATATACCCCCAGCCTGCTCAACTTGTGGTGAAAGAATGCAGCGTATATGGTCAGCACCAGCAGTCAAGTTCAATGGTTCAGGCTTCTACTCAACAGGAGGATAGAATGGCAGCAAAAAAAGTAGGTAGGAATAAGTGGTTAACATTTGGTCGTAACTCAGGATTTGGGTTAGGCTTTAATGTATGTAAATATTATGTAAGTTTAGAACTTGGTTTTTGGTATTTAGCATTTGAGTTCTAATGGAGTATCCAGACTGGCAAGGCACACCTAATTGTAGAAGTGTAGACTCAGAGGAGTTCTTTGTACCAGAAGGTAGTTCTACATATAGAGATGTTAATAGGCTTAGTAAAATCTGTAACAACTGTGAAGTAAAACAACAGTGTTTAGATTACTCACTTAAGAATGGTGTATTTGGATACTGGGGTGGAACAACAGAGTTCCAACGCAGGGTACTAAGAAAGAAATTAAAGATTACGGTCAAGCCACTATACTTAGGATACCCATGAGCAAACTATCAGACTTTGATTTAGACTTAGCGGTTGGTCAAGCAGGAGAAGGATTAGTAGAACAACTACTAACAGGTGGTAGTACAGTAGAAGTAAAGACAGATTTGCAATGGAAAGATACTGGCAACCTATATATAGAAACAGTTTGCTGGTCACATAACAACGAGAATTGGTATCTATCAGGGTTGTCCAGCACTAAGGCTGCATACTGGGCATTCGTGTTGGAGGGGGCAACCTTGATAGTGCCAACGGAGGTATTAAAACAAGCAGTAACGGCACGGGGAAGAGCCATTACTTGCAACATACCTCCCAACCCTAGTAAGGGTTACCTTATTAAGGTTGAAGATATATTAAGTACGCTCAGTAAATGACAAAAGACCCCCAGTTCTGGTAGAGATACCAGTTCTGGGGGTTTCTTGTGTCTATGGGGCTGCTAGGCCCCTTAAATCATTACTTTGAACCACGTCCAAAGGATGTAGCAGATGGGTCTAGCCACTTAAGTAGTGGTCCAGCAAAGCCTGCAAGGGCTGCAGCGCCAAGAGTCTTAAGGTCTGTCTCACCAGCAAGGTACAGTGCAATCGCAGCAGATGCTGCGGCACGGAACCATGTCAGTCCGAGTTGCTTAAATTGTTCCATTATTTCCTCCTATTATTGCTTTGCCCCGTGCACTTTGCAACAGGTACAAACTTCAGTCTTATATGCTTTCTTTGCAGGTACTGTAGTCAAACTAGCAATAACCTGATTAAGAGTCTTAGGTTGATTCAACCACCAAAACCATGGAGAAGTATCGGAACCCATAGTAGACTCAATAGAAATATGTAGATGCTTATTATGAGCATTAGTCCCAGTGTACCGTCTGTTTCCCAACTTGGACTTTTCTTTAGACCAGATTTGTCCCTTGAAAATAAGGTACTTAACACGCTTATCTTCTTTAAGTTTTTCAAAAATGTCAACACAATCAATTCCATTCTTAGGGTCATGCGTTAAGTCAACAGCGAGTCCAGTGTTATGGTCGCTGGTTGGACTCTGTTTCAAATGAGCGTTGGACGGAAGAAGTCCATCCGATGCTTTCATACGCAATGGCGCTATCGCTGTGGCTTGTCGAAGGACAGCAATAGCGGCAGGTGTGGCTTTCTTGACTACAGACTTCATTCATCTCTCCCCTTGTTTAACATCATCTGATAAAGAATTTCTACCTTAGCCTCTAGTCTTGTGACAGAATCTTTTAGGCTTGAGCCAGCATTTGGTTTAAGTTCATACAAGTAATGCTTGACTAACCATCTAACAGAGGTAGCAAAAGCAGCCACAAGAGTGCAAACAGATATGGCTATACCAAGCCACTGTGCCGTAGTCATTATACTGTACTCACCACAATCTCTAATATTCCACCAAATCCAGTAGAGTTTTTATCTGGTGGAGTAGTGTTCACCAAACTAATACCAATGATTTGGACTTGGCGACTTTCGCCAGTATTTAAATCTTGCCATGTAACTATGTCACCATTTTCTTCAATGGATTCTAAAGCAACTACACGGTCATATGCCCGTCCTGAATAACCAGTACGAGAATTATTCCTATCTGTTTCTTCATCAAAACAATATACATACTGACTAATAAGTCTTTGTCGTGGTGTAGCAATAGTTGCCTTTGCCTGATAGCCCTTAAAGGTTGGACCTTTAGTACTATCTGTAGCATCGCGGTACATAATAAACTTATAGGCTACATATTCCTGAGCCGTTGGTGGGTTGGAGGTTGTAACCTCCACTGGCGGTACTGCTGAGTCATAGGAGATGTGGTCATACTCATTGCCATCTGAATCTACAGTTTCTAATGTCATAGAACCAAACGTAAAATTACCCCGAGCAAGTAAACGCTTAAAGTTTTTAGGCTCAAGGGTTCCGTATCTAATGTTACCTGTAGTTAGATAGCCAGTTGTTGATAAGACTGTGGCAGATTGAACAGCAATACCATTGCTACCAGAAGTAGTAAATGCTATCTGTCCAGAGTTACCTATAAAATCTACACTTGTAGCATAACCAGAAACGCTATCAAGATAGGTATCTGTTGCATAAGCAAAACGTAATGTTTCAATTTCATTACTTAAATCAATACGATATAAACCAGCATATCCGCCAATAGAACCAGTAACCCATACAAACTTATCTCTAAATGCAAAATCGTAAACGCCATTAGACTCTTCAATAATTAATGGACCGTAATTAATAGAACCATCTTGGTCTGAAATTTCTGCTGCGCGTACGCCCTTGTTAGTGCCAATTATTAAGTAGCCAAGATAGTATTCAATCTTATTTACATACTCACCAATTGGTAATTGTGCTGCAATAACACCTGATGTAAGCGTAGGCATGGCACCACCAGTACTTAATGTAAACTTATAAATAGCCGAGTTACCACCAGCATAACCTGCAGCATAGACAGCAGAACCACCTTCAGAAATAGATGACCATATCCAAGCAGTATTAGGATGTGTGTATAGCGGTGTAGGTAGTGCAAGTGCGCTACCAGTAGCACCAGTTAATTCATAGATAGAATTAGTAACAGCGCCAACAAGGCGTTGCTTAACCCAAGCAAGTGTGGCACGTGTGCCAGTTGCGTAGTACTCGGTCCATCCAGCAGAGGCTGCGTTAAGAGGACCAACATAAATATGGTCATTGTCTGCTATAAATAATCTTGTGCCATCTGTACATACAGCACCATCTAAAATATTACCAAGGTTAGTAGGAGCATATGTTGTTACTACTGTTCCATTTGCTTGAAAAGATTTAATTGTAGTAGAACCAGGAATATATCCAACTACTACATCAGTTGTTGTAGATACTCCAGAAATAATTTTATAAGTACCAGTAGTAACACCAGACATATTGGCTGTCTCTTTAAGTAAAGTAGCCTGTCCTTTAGTCCATACATCTATATTTCTACTGTCTCCAAAACGATAGTGTCCATTCTCATCGTTAGTTGCAGGGTCAAAGAAGTTAATACCAGAACCACTATGAAAAGACATCTGTGAGCGAATCCACCAACCAGTAAGTGATTGCTCACCTGGTTCGGTAGTAGAATCAAACTGTTCTTTCTTAAACGGTGCAGTCTTACGGCCATAGGGACGTTCATTATTTGTGGCTAGAATAAAAGGTAGTCCACCAATAGCAATGTCATAGGCTATGTCAGTGTTCTGCCAGATAGATGTAGAAGAAACTACACCTACGTCTACGGCAATAGAGCGTTCGGCTCTACCATCTGTTAAATCTCTACCAGCCACCGTATCTCCTTAAGTCAGAAAAAAATTAGTTGAGCAGTTTGTATCCATGCTTAGGGATAATTGTTACGAAAGAAGTAACTTGGCTTCGTCTGCAGTCATACCAAGACGGGCAAGTAGGGCTGCTTTAGTTGCTGCTTTTGCAAGTTCTTCTTCTGTTGGTTCTGGAATTGCTTTTGTTGACTCTAGCCAAGCAATTTCTTCTGCTGTCATTTCTCTTTCAATGACCTCATTAGTTTCAACATTGTGTATTTTAATTGTTGGATTAGTCATTATTTAACTCCAAATAGGTAGTAAGTTCCGTTAGAAAATGTTCCTGTTGATGGGAATAATTGAAGTGAAGTAACTGCTGTTCCATTATTAATTGAACCAAATATCATAATAGCCATTGCTCCAGCATTTGATGGATATTGTCCACCGTGAGCAAAGTAGTGTGGCCGACTGTTAGCATAAGTATAATTTGGAATCCTCATAGTTACGCTTGTTGAGTCTTGATAACCTGGAAAATCTCCAAGATAACCATAAGCCAAACCTGACGAACCTGAACCAGTTACTGTTCCATTTTGAATATAAGTATAACCATAATAAGCATTTGTATTACTATTAAAAGTAAATCTTAACCCTGCGCCTGAAGATAAAGCAGTATTTTGTAAATACAAAACAAGGTCTTTGTAATCTTGGCTAATTGAAGTTAATGAAATTGATGAACCTGAAAGTGAACCAGTTGCTAATTGTGTATATCCACCACTTGCAGCCGTAGCCCAAGCAGGCACACCAGAAGCCACATTTAATACCTGACCAGTAGTACCAATACCTAAACGAGCCAAAGCACCAGAGCCTGTTCCGTATAAAATATCTCCATTAGTTGTTGCTGTGCTAATGGTTGGTGTAGTTAGCGCAGGGCTAGTCAGTGTCTTATTAGTAAGAGTCTGAGTACCAGTTAATGTAACTGCAGTAGATGATGGTGCTTTAGCATCCATCTGAGTCTGGACAGCAGAAGTTACGCCATCAAGATAGCCCAGTTCCGTAGCAGATACTGCAGATAGGGCTGTACTAGCATTGGCTAGGTCACGGGCTTTAGTCATATTGCTCCTTGTTGTTTTATATATGATATGCTTATTACACCTAGGAAAGGTATAAGATGACTCAAAAAATTGTATTTACGCCAACAACGCTAGAGGCTCAAAACTTTGATAAACATCCAGTGCCATCGGTTTCTTTAATACCTCAATGGTATAAAGATATAAAACCTTTGTATGGTGATGGAAAGTTCCATCTTACTGAGGGCAGAAACAATCGTACTGTTAAAGCCTGTATGCCATTTTTAGATGCAATGACTGCTGGTTATACTTTAACTCTTAGTGAAGATATTATTGTTTCTTGGTCACCAGATGGAATTGTGCCAATATTTAATTGGCGTTCTAATAGAGAACCAATTAGTTTTCATAACTTAGAACAACATCAAGGAGTTCCAACCCCAGAAGGTTATAGCCCATTTGTAATTAAGTTTACATGTGAATGGACTATAACTCTACCTTCTGGGTACTCATTGTTGTGTATTCAACCTAGCAATAGATTTGATGCACCATTTCAGTTAATTACTGGCATTGTTGATGCCGATGTATTTCCATTAACTATACAACTTCCGTTTTTTATAAAGAATGGTTGGGAAGGTATAATTGAAACTGGTACTCCTATTGTTCAGTACATTCCAATCAAAAGAGATAACTGGGTTTCTTCTGTTAAAAAATATAATGAACAAGAAATTAAGAAAAACTATTTTTTCTTTTTAAGAAAAATAATGAACTCCTATAAAAACCAATACTGGCATAGGAAATCATACAAATAGTTATTCTACTAAAGTACGTGTAATACGATTGATACGTTGCCAAGATTGAAGTTCTTCATTCCAAAAGATTGTTGTATCTTCTATTTCTTGTGGTCTTGTAATAGGAGGTGTCCAACTATCTTCTTCATCTGACCAAATCCAAGATGGAAACGGTTTGGCTGGAATAAACTTATCTTTAACAGCATCATAGGTCATACCAACTCCAGCAAAACGACCTCTAATATTGCCATTATATGATGTTTTAATCCATGTGCCACCAAGGTTGTCAACTAACCATTGATGTCCTTCATCACCATCTGGATGATTGTTGTCAGTAACAACAACTTGTATTACTTTATTGTTTTCGTCAATTTGCGCAAAGTGTGCCATTATGCTGTCCTTGTCCATGTGCCACTAGAGGTGAATGTGTGATATTTGTATCCTCCAGATGTAACTTCAGTTCCACCAGTGGCTGCTATTGTTCCAGTTAAATATCTAATAATACACAAACCAGAACCTCCGTTTCCTCCTAGTGAACCATTAGTTCCATTTGAACCTCCGCCACCACCACCTGCTCCTGTGTTTGCTAAACCTGCAGTTGCGTTAGTTCCAGTACCATATCCGCCCATACCGCCACCACCAACACCGCCATTATTTCGGTTATATGGAGTTCCATAATATGTAGCGTGTCCACCACCGCCGCCACCACCAATATAGCGACGACCTGTTACGGATTCACCAGTTGTGGTTGCTGAATGCCAAGTATCAAATTCGCTAGTTCCTGCTCCACCAAAGCCACCTTGAAATTGTCCGCTACCACCATCTTGCTGTGAAGGACCGTATACTCCTCCACCGCCTATAGCCGCACTATTTGTAGAACCTCTTTGGTTAATAGTATTTCCCTGAGAGCGGCTTCCACCACCACCATTCCAAATAGCAGGAATTAAAGATTCGTGTCCACCTTCTGAACCTCCACCATAAAGAGAACCAGAAGTATATCCATCAGTAGATACTCCACCACCAGCAAATGCTGTTAACAAACTTCCAAATGTTGTGTTGTTTCCAACATTGCCTGCTTGATTACCACTAGTTAATGAAGATGGAGTGGTACCGCCTGCTCCAATAGTAATAGTATATGCACCTAATGAGGTTAAAAGTTTTGGCTCGTAAACTAAACCACCCGAGCCACCGCCATGTGTGCCACTAAACTGAGCGGTTGAAGGGCTGGCTCCACCTGCGCCTCCGCCACCAACCATTAAAACTTCAATAGTAGCAGGGTTATTAGCAAATAAATTGCCTGACTGTGAGCCAGACCTAAGACTTCTTACTGTTGCTCCCATTACGCAATCTCCACTCCGCAGATGTGAAAGTTAACTGAAGTTGCTGATGCAAGTCCAGTAATTGTATTTGTTGCAACTAGCACCTGCTTAGCATCAATTACAATTGTATCGTTTGGTGCAATTGCAGAAGTTGTTGCAAATGCAACTCCACCCAATGCTAGCGTGTAAGTTGCTGCAGTTGCTGCTGTATTTGTAATTGCAATATTAGTTACAATTGTTGTTGTTGCAGATGGAGTTGTGTATAGAGTTGTTGATGATGTTGCTGCTGCTGTGCGAGCAAGCACTTTAGTTGTTGTAGCCATTATTTACTACTTCCTTTTCTTAGTAAGCGCCCATATAGGACATGATTTCAATTGCTGATATATCTACTGCTGTCCACTTCATGCCTGATGATGTTGATGTATCAACAGTCAAAACTGCATTATTTGAACCAAGTGTTAATAGTCCTGCTGTATTATCAGCAGTACCTACAATAAGGTCACCCTTTGCATTGATTAGTGTTTCTTGAATTCCAGATGTTCCTGGTACTCTGCTAATTGCCATTATGCTATCTCGCTTCCATAAGCATTAAATGAGAAGTTTGCTAATGATGCATACACTGTAACAACATCTGTTGCTGCTAGTGTAAGACCAATTGTAATTGTGTCTGTACTTGTACCAGGAAGTGTTGCATCATAAACAATGTAATGCTTTGCAGCCAATGTTTCTCCTGCTGGTCGTACAGCAATTCTATATGTACCAGCACCTGATGCTTGATTACATACCGATATTGTTGCTACGATTGTATTTGTAGCACTAGGTACAGTGTACAAAGTTGTTGCTGTTGTAGCCGATGGGTTTGTTTGCCCAAGGACTTTATATGTTGTTGCCATTGTTTACGCTCCCATCAGCATAAAGATACTTGGATTAGGGTCTGTTACTACTGCTGTCCATTTTAGGCCAGTTGCTGTCGTGCTATCTGAGGATAAGTAATATCCATCAGTTCCTACTGCTATTTTTCCAGCAACTCCAGAAGATGTTGCTGCTAGGATATCTCCCTTAGCAGTGAAAATTGATTGTTGAATTGCTGTAGCCAAATCAAATGCGGTAAAAGTAATAATCTCAAGAATATCTCCAGCAGTTAATGCTGCAAGAGATGTAATACTTGAGCCAGATGTGGCAGTATAATCTGATGTGCGAACAAGTAAGATACCATTTAGATATACTTGTTCCTTGCCAACCAGATAATTAAGAGTTAAGCCATTATCATCGGAACCAGACTTTGTAGTTTCTCCACCAGTTGCTGTATAGCGATAACGGTAAATTGCTGCAGTAGATGAGATAGATGCCCAGGCAGAACCTGACCATGCATACATGGCAGCAGCAGAGGTATCCCAATAGATTGCTCCAGTAACTAAAGCGTTACCATCATTATCTAATGTTGGTGGAGTTGCCTTAGCACCAAGATATCTATCATCAAAAGAATCATAAGAAGCAGCGGCAGCGGCAGCGCTTGCTGCAGCAGCGGTAGCAGAACCAGCAACTGTATCTACATACGCCTTTGTAGCAGCGTGTAGGTCTACAGTTGGAGCACCTGACAAGGTAAGAGCACCTGTCATTGTAGAACCAGCCTTGAGTACGATTGCATCGTAGAAGGTTCCACCTGCTTGAATTGCTGTTGCAATCTCACCAAGAGTATCAAGTGTGCTTGGTGCTGAGTTGATTAAGTTAGAAACCTGAGTATCAACATATCCCTTTGTAGAAGCATCAGTACTGTTTGTTGGTGTAGCAAGAGATGTAATCTTCTGGCTGTTCATTGAGAATGAACCAGTAGGTGCTGCAAGGTCAGTTACTTTAGAGGTACGAACCTGTGTATCAAAGTCTGAAACGGTTGCTGCTAGTTGAGTACCAGTGTGGTTAGCACGGGCTAGTGGGTCTGTAGCCAACTTGCTAAGTGCAATACCAGCAGATGCGTTAATGTCTGAGTTGACAATAGTTCCGTCAACCAAGTCAGCAGAAGTGATGGTTCCACCAAGGTCTAACTTAGTCTTAGCGATAGCAGCAGTTGCTGAAATGTCACCATTAACAATGGTTCCATCTGCAATCATTGTGCTCGTTACTGTGCCAGTATCCCCAACAGTAACTGCTGTTCCTGAAATCTTAGTCTTGTCAATTGCTGCAGAAGCATTGATATCAGCATTTACAATTGCACCAGTACCAATGACTGTGGTTAGGCTTACGTTGCCAGTGCCGTCAAAGGTAACTCCGCTTGCCTCTACATCTCCAGTCAACTGGAATGTACGACCAGTAGCAAGGGCTGTGGCTGTAGCAGCATTACCTGTTGTAGAACCTGAGGTTCCGCTTACGTTACCAGTTACGTTACCTGTAAGGTTACCTGTAAATGTACCTGCGATAGCACCAGTACCAGTAATGGTTGGGCTAGAAAGTGTTGGGCTTGTGCCGAATACTGCAGAGCCTGTGCCTGTCTCATCTGTCAGCGCACCACGAAGGTTTGCACTAGATGGAGTGCCAAGGAATGTAGCAACTCCTGTACCTAGACCAGACACACCAGTTGAGATTGGCAGACCAGTTGCATTAGTAAGAGTTCCAGATGCTGGAGTACCAAGTGCTGGAGTTGTCAGAGTTGGAGAAGTTAAAGTTTTATTGGTTAGAGTCTGAGTATCTGTTGTGCCTACTACAGCACCAGTTACACCATGTACTCCAGTGCTTGCTTCGATGTGGGTATTGGCTTCGCGGTAGTCACGGCCAATTGCCATATGGCGAACCACTGCACCAGCAGAGTGAGCCTGTCCAGATGAACCATCAATGCCACGGGTAATGGTTAATGTATTGGTACTAACCGCTGTAACATCTACAATTTCTTCAAGGGCTGTATCTGGGTCAATAACAACTGTAAAGGTTTCACCTGCTGAGACTGTTACGCCACCAAGCAAGGCTGAACCCGATACTACAGTTGCACTTGTACCAGATGAGGTAAGTGCTCCAGTCAGCGTTGTTTGCTGAGAGCGGGATGAGTATTTTCTAGTTGTCATTTATTAACCTATCGGCTGAAGTGGACGCGGATTGGATACTGTTGTTGTTGCGCTTGAGTTTCCTCATTAAGACGCTGTGTATAAAGTGCATACAGTTGTTTGGTTGCATTCTGTGATGAACCAAATGGACGCTTGCTATCAATTTCATCAGCCTGTGGACTAACTTGTGCAGCACGGGCTGGGTCAAGGAATGTAAGCAAACGATATGCTGCGCCAAGAATTACAATGTCTCGGCAAGATTCTGGTAAACCAGTCTGAGTAGCAAAAGATGTTTCTGCTGATGTGCTCATAGTTGTTGGAGCCTTAGCATAGGTAACCTTAACTGTACGACCAGAAATGATTGGGTCTCCAATAGTTACAGTTTGTGCAGTAGCACCCCAAGTTGTAGCATCTGGATTAGAGTCCCAATCCCAACGTTTGACACGAATCCATTCTTGTGATGGACCAATTGACTGCCAGTGCATTGTCAAGATGTTTTGAATATCAAGACCAGTTAAAGCATAAGTACTTACCGCTGAGTTATATGTAAATGTAGTCTGACCTACAGAAAAAATAGTTGCGCCAATAGCGCGGATAGTGTCTTGGATAGCACGTTTAACTACAAAGCGTGGAAATGTAGGAGCAATTGTTACCTTAGCACCAGCAATATGGGTTGTAGTTGTAGTACCTAGATAGCCACGACCATAAGGAGAAATAGTTGCTGTACTAGCAACACGGTCAAATGAATCCGCCCAAAGCAATTCATCATCAATCTCAAGTATACCTTTACCTACATTTTCAGTAGAACCAAGGCTAAGAACAATGGGAGTTGCAATAGTAGATGCAGTTGCTGTTACCGCACCAGTAAGGTGTGTAGCACGGTCTTGCTGCAGTGTATAACCAGCAAGGTTAATAAGCACTTCATCTGTTAAAGCGTCAAGCGTTACTGTCATTATAGAGTCCTTAATGCGTCAACCGCAGATTTGCCAGTAGTGCTAGCAAGTTCATTACATACGCCATTTAAATCTTTAAAAGCAGATGGCTGACGAGATGAACTAACTTTATAGTTAAGTGCACCAATTAACCCTTTGCCAGTAGTACCAGCCCAAGCATTAGCAGCACCCTGCTCATCTAGAAATGCAGTACGGGCAGGATAAGTACCGCCATTAGCCAACCTATTTAACTCTGCACATAATGTGCTGCCTGTTGTACCTGGCATTTGCTACCTCTTTCGATGATGTTTTGGTAATATCAAATTAGATGGCTTTTCTACTGCACCAAAAAATGCTTTGTAGTAATGCTCATCAAATGAAAATCTTTTCATGTGTGGAACTGTTGCTCCTGTATGACACCAGACTGGAACATCAGCCTTATCACATACTGCAAAGAAGTAAATATCTTCACCCATGAATGTATTGCCAACCCCTACTTCTGTAAAAAATGGGGCATCTGGCAAAACTTCTTTAATCTTAGTAACTGCATTACGGTGCATAAGGACAAACCCCATACCAGCAGCGCCTACTTGAATAAACTTATTATCAGGTAGCGGATGTATCCGTTGGATACCTACTACGCCATCTGCTTCGCCAAACTCGTATACCGTAGGCATGGGAATCATAAGCGGGTCTTCTGGATTATCAGTAGTAAAGTAAACACCAGTAACAATAGGACGCTCATTTGCGTCCTTGTTATCCCACAATAGTTTAAACTTATCAACGCTAATAACTACATCTGAGTCTACCCATAGTAGCCAGTCTGACTTATTTTCGTTATACCAGTAATTAATTACTTTTTCACGCTGACGGGCAATCTGGTTGCCCTGACTACGTAGTGAGGTTTCAAACTTAATACCTGACTTAAGTAGTACATCTACTACTCCCTGCATAAACTTGCCATCTACATTGCCGTTATCACACCAAGCAATTGATACTGTTTCTTGCATTGTCCCCTACCTTTACTATCTATGTTTTGCAGTTTTCTTTGCAATGCTTTTAGGTTGTTTTACAAACTGCTTACCCTTTGCATTACCAGCGGCTTTTGCTTTATTAGTAGCAGCCTTTTCTGCAGGTGTTAATGCAGCCCATGCTTTCTCAGGCAAATACCGCTTCTTACCTTTTGATGGTTTGCCATCTGAAGTTTTCCACTTTTGTGCAGTCCACTTCTTAAGAGACTCTTGAGATTTAGCAAGTGCCATTACTTGTAACCTCCGCCTGCTTTTTTATATTGAACTGCTAGTAATTGTGCTTTACGGGCTGACCATTCACCAGGGTCTCCGCCCTTTGAGCCAGCCTTAATCTTCTTAAACAAAGCAGCACGCATTGCTGGCTTAGTGTAATTGCCAGCAGCATTAACTGTTGACTTTTTTTTCTTCACCACTTCACCTTGTCTGCCCAGTATGCTGCTGACATTTTGCCTTTGGCAATGTTCTTAGCATGACGCGCTTTAAAAGACTTCTGACGTGCTGTTGGCTTTTTATCACCAGTAACACCCTGCTGACCAAAACGAATAGTTTTGACCTTATCGCCTTCTTTAGCCACAACTACGTGTGACTTCTTTGGATGATTTGGTGTGCGCTTAGGCTTGTTAAAGCCTGACACTCCTGCTCGCTTTAGTCTAGGGTCTGTCATTATCGTGTACCTTTTCCGCCACTCCAACCAGGAATTGCAGTAACATCATACTTATATTTTTCCATTAATTTTAAGAATGCCTTATCTTCTGGAGATAGGTTCTTCATGCGTTGTTCACGTTGCATTGCTTGACGTCGTGCTTCATCAGCACTAGAAGCAACACCAGTTTTTTTCTTAGGAGCAGCCATTTTATTTTTTCTTACCCATCTTCTTCATAGCCTTCTTTACTGGCTTACCAGTTTTCTTAGCCTCGGCTAACGCCATTGCCTTACCTTTTGCTGTGTATGGGAACTCTTTCTTTCCTACCTTTGGCATTACTTCTTTTTGCCCATCTTCTTTGCAGCCTTCTTAACAACTTTCTTCTTTGCCATCTTCATCATCATGGCTTTTTCTTCCATTGACTCAGCCTTCTTGTACATCTTTCCAGCCTTACCAGTCATCTTTTTACCCATCATGTTAGACTCCTATTTCCTTTAGTACTTCGGCGGTTTTTTTATTTATGTCTTTTGTCTTTGGCATTGTGTTTGCATCATAGGCTTTACCTAAAGTTTCTGATGCGTTATACGCTGCTTCAACATCTGATATTCTTGTTCCTGCTGGTTGCATACCTTGGGCACGTGCATCCCTATATGCTTGTAGTTCCGCATTCCATTTTTTATCAGGAATGTCTCTGGCTGCATCTCCAACTCCTAGTTCAAGAGTAGAGATTTTGCAACCAAAACATCCTTCAACATACTCTGGATGTGTTTGCTTTTTATGTAGACTCATATTGCTGTAAAGTTATCCTCTGTTACTCCGATACCACCAGCAATAAGAGCAGCCTTAGTTGCTTCAGAAACAACATGGTTTCTTCCGCCAAGGTAGATTTCTTGATAGTCATCTAACTGGCTATCTAATAAATATCGTGTAGTTGAATATGTCCCACTACTCTTAACAACTGTCAGTCCCTTATCTAATTTGTAGAAATGAAATAGACGATGCCCACCTGCTGGTCCTTCACGGACAGTTGGTGTTTTGAATACGTACTCTGTCATTCGTCCTCCTTAATGGACTTACTGATGAGGCTAGGTTTCCCTAGCCCCACCCGTCAATCAACTAAGCGATTGATGAACCTGATTCGATTCGGTATAGTGCCTCTTCGCGGTAGCGAGCAAAGCCAAGTACGCCGTACCAACCCATTGGGCGATGACGCATTAACTTGTCTACTACTGGTCCGATTACTACGTGTGGCTCTTCGGCAACTGCCTCAGCCATAGCCTGCTGTCCAGCAATGATTGTGCGGTACACCTTTGCAGATGAAGCACCATCAGTTGCTGAGTACAAACGTGGAGACTCTACGAAGTATGCACCTTCGTATGTTCCGATTTCACCAGCCCAGATGCGGTCCTGTGCAGAACCGTACTGATTTGGTAGAAGCCATCCTGCTGAACCTGTTTCTGCACGAAGGTCGTGTGAGACCTCTGGGTGAATACCTGTCCAGTATAGAGAACCCTTGCGGGCGACAGCCTTACCAGCACGCAACTTAGCAACAGCCTTGCGGATGTTTGCTGAAGAAATTGTTGCTGCTGCTGTAACTGTTGCTGTTGAAGTAGCAGTTGAACCTGAGTAGATTACGTTTGTACCACCGCGCAATGTTGTCATTGCTACTGAGTCAATAGAATCTGCAAGGTTAAATGCAATGATGTTAGCAATCGCTGGGTCTACATCAGCAAGGCTGAAGAGTTCCAACGCACGTGTTACAAGTACTGAGTTACCATACTCATTAAGAGTGATGGTTACAGATGTTGGTGTAGACAATGCTACTGCATCTGGGTCAGCATCTTCTGTAAGAGCAGTTGTTGCTACTGAAAGGTCAACGTACTTCTGTAGAACTACAGTTGAACCTGGAATTGCTTGACGTGCAGGACGCTTATCTGCGACAGAACGAATAAGTGGTTCTGAGCGGAGAGCGAACTCTAGAAGGCGGTCATACGCCTTTTGTACTAGACCTGCTGCGCCAACTGTACCTCCAAGAGTAGAGGAACCTGTTGATGTATAGGCATTAGCCATGAGTTGTCACCTCCAAGTGACTAGGAGCGGAAAATTATTGAGAGCGAAGGAATGCAATTAGTTCTTCTTGAGAGTTAAACTCTCCGCCCAAACGTGATTCCAAATCCTCTGCTCTTGATGGAGTCCCCGCATTTTGTGTGATGATGTCTTGCTGACGTAATGTCGCACGGTCTACATCAGTAATGCTTTGTTCCTGTGCATCACGGGTATATCCGAACAAATCTCCGTTATCATCGAGCCAGTTCATAACTGTCTCCTCGTTAACTTCTTCTAAGTCCTTTAGGATAATTCGTGCTGCTTTAGGATTGACTCCCTTTTGTTCTAAGACTTCTTTGACGGTTCGCTCACGCTGCACCTTGGATAAACCCTCAAGTTGCTCAGTAAGTTCCTTGATACGCTTCTCATCTGCACGCTTGGCTTTACGTAACTTTTTTACTAAGTCATCGCCACCAAGTTGCTGGTCGGTATCTAGTTCGTCGTCTTCGTCATCCCAGTAATTGTTGCTCATAGCAACCACCCTTCTATTCGTTGTTAGTCGCAGACCACAGTTCAGTTCGGGGAAACTGGCTGGCTTCTGCTGTCGGTCTTATACACTGCACGGGGCCGATAGGTCCGTGTCAGGAAGTTAGAATGTGTTTCTTGCTGCTGACTTAAGAGATACTTTGCTAGTTCCTGCTGAGCCACTAAGGCGAGCAATTTCTCTCTTGCTAATATCTTCAAGTTCTTTTTTAGCCGTTGCAGATTGACGTAGATAAACATCTTCTGCTTGTTCTTGTGTGTACATTCCCTCTTCATAAGAACGTAATGTAGCCGCACGTGGAAGAACACTAGCAATTTGCGCTGCACCAAGTTGTGCTTGCTCTCTACTAATACCAAGAGCAGCATACTCTTCCATTGATGCTGAGTTAATCTTTAATCCTTGCTGCAAGAATGCTCCACCAATTGAAGCAGCCTGAGCCTTGGTCTCTAGTTTAGGTAGAGTTTCTTGTGGGTTTAAGAAGTAAGCAACAATGTCATTGTCGCCAATCATTGGATACAGTTGTTTAATTGCTTTAAGCGTATTGTTATCTGACTTGGAAAGACCAGTAGCAATATCCATACGGCGCTTTAATTCTGTAGGTGCAATGGTTGCACCAATATACTTAGCAAATGTAGCCTGTTGCTGTTCACGGGTAGAACCCATAAGAGACTTCTGACCATAGGCTGTAAAGATTTCAGCCATTGTATTTTCAAGGTCTAAATAAGTACCTTCATCATAAACATTAAGTCCTGCTGTTCTACGTGCTTCATTACCAGCAAAGCGAGCCTTATACTCTGGTCGTTCACGAAGAATCATTGTTGCTTGAGCAGATGGTGTTCCATTAATAATCATATCTTTAACAGCATCTGCAAGAGAACCTAAACCATACTTATCAAACTCAGCCTTTAATACCGCCCAAGCAGACAGACGTTCAGATTTAATTGCTGCTGCTTCAGAGGCTGCTGCTAAATCTGCAGCATACTTAGTTGCTGCACCACTATCGTTTCCGCTACCATTACCATTATTGTTGTTATTACCATTGCCGTTATTATTACTATTGTTATTATTACCAGCATTATTAGTAGCAGTACTTTTTGTTACATATTTATACTTACGCCAAACACCACCATAGTTAGCCCAGTACATACCTGGACCTGGGTCTTCACTTGGCATAGGGTTATCTGGATTATCTCCAGCCTGTGTTGTTTCACGTGCCTCAGCCTGTTTGGCAGTGCGACCCTTTGCAAAAGCAGTACGTTCTGCTGCAGTCATTTTATTCATGGGCTTTGAAGTATCACCAGCCAAACCTGCTTCATAAGCAAGTTGTACTGGGTCAACTTCAAGTTCAATAGCAGCATCACGTGATGCTTCATATATCTGTTGTTCTGTTATTTGAGATGTATCAGTGCGTGGCCCAAAAACTCTTCTAGGTTGTTCTTGGCCATCGTCAATACGCATTAATTCTGGATTGTATCTAGCCATTACCTACCCTGCAATCCAAAGTCTTGCAAGATACGTAAAGCCGTACTTGTAGACTTTTCTATAGCCTCGTCTGTAAATGCAAAATCTGGATGTTTCATGGCTGCTCTATCAAAATCCCATATTGGACGAAGGTTGCCTTTTTCATCAAACATATTAGTCATTAGCCAGTTATCTTTCATGGTTACATCTGTACGCTGCAACTTTGTATTCATACGATTAACGTATGGTTGATAAATAGCACGTAATGTTAAACCTTGGTTCATAAGTTTTTGAACTTGCTCTGTTTGTCCAATAAGAGCAGACTGTTTAATTTCAGCCTTAATAGCATCAAGACTTTCACCTCGGTCTATACGCTGCATCCAAGTAGAAACCTGTGACTTAGTAAAGTCTTTGTTTAATTCAAAACCATAGTCATTAGCATAATCTTCTAGGTCTGAAACATTTGTAGCAATTGCACCTTTAGGTGTGCCATCGCCTACTTTAATTTTAGCATTAAGATACTTTGAAATGTAAGTAAGATTTTTATCATTGGCTGAATCATAAATATCTTTAGCCCATGTATTAAGTTCTGCTTGTGTATAAGAAATACCTTTATTGTTAAGTTGAACTTCAAGGTTGTCTTTTGCATTTTGCAAACCACGGGCATAATCTGTATTGCCAGCAGCAGCCTTAACCTTATTATCATAGTCTGGGTCATTTGGGTCAAGACCTTTAACTAAGTTTTCATATTGACGGCGGAAAAAGTCACGTGCTCTAACGGTATCAGCGTTAGCAATAAACCATTTCTTGCTAGTTAACTCACGCTCAAACTGAGCAGGATTCATGTCGCCTTCAATGGCGCGGATTAAAAACTCTCTTAGTTCATCATCAGTAGAAAAGATTGCATCAATGTAGCCGTACTTTTCTTTTGCCTTTTGAAGAATGTTAGCAAACTCTGGATTAGCATTTTCTGCTGGAGTCATTCCAGAAGCAGTATTAATACCAGCAATTGTGGTTGTATCTGCCATTACTGAACTCCCGTCACTCTTTTAAATATGTCGTAGTATTCAAGTACTCTGTTTGCTTTAGTTTCATCTGTTTTAGAGAGTTGTTCGTATAAGAACTGCTCTGGGTCAAGACCTGTGTTTGTTACTCTAGATACTGGTGCACCTTCTGCATCATAAGTTGTAGTAGAAACATTTGGAGTTTTACGTTGAGCCTTTTGTAGCATAGGAAAGATTGCTTCAAACTGTTCATCTGTAGCATTGATACCTTGTAGTTGTTGGTACATAGCATTAACCGCTTTGCGAGCATCAGTTTCTCCAAAGACAGTTGCATCTCTTAATGTTTTAGATGTATAAGTATCAGATGGTTTTTTCTTTGACAAGAACTCATCTAATGTATCTAAAGTTTTTTTACCTTCAAACTTGTATGCTGTTGTCTGCTCAACTGTATAAGCAGATACTGCTCTATCAAGGGCTACAAGAATATCTTCTGATGTAATATCTTTAGTCTTGCTAAGATAACCAGCACTACGTAGTTTACTTGCTACCTTTGCCTTGTCATTGCCATACTGCTTTAACAACTGCTTAAGGTACATATCACGGACTGCATCTGTGCGTCCATATTGAACGCCTTGGTCTAGAAAATATGGCTTATTTAAATCAGCAATATCTGATGGACCAGGTGCTTGGGTACGAACTGTTTGAGCAGGCTCAGTATAAAGATAAGCCTGATAAGGCGTCTTTTTCTCTGGGTCAGTAACTTGAACTACAGTCTGTCCACCATCAACAGATACATTAGCCCCAGCAAAAAGGTTTTCAACAAAAGTTTCATTAGAAACAGTCTTATCGTTTGCGTTTTTAAGAAGTTCTTTTATTCTATCTTCTGGGTCAAAAGATTTAGTACCAGACTTCCAGGTATCATATAAAACATGATAGTCTTGTGTTTTACCAGCACGAACAACTTCCCATTTTTTTGTATTTTTATTAAATACAAGTTTGCTATCGCCAGCACCTGCACGCAGCCAAACTAAAGTTACTTCTTCTGATGGAGCAGGAATATCAATCTTTGCCATTACACCCTCGCGCTATAAGTATCTCTTGAATAGTATTTCAAGATTGAATTGAATATTGCTTTTGTTGCTTCTTTAATTGCGTAATCCTGGCTACCAAGTTGGCTAAGAAGAGCCTCTACACTTGTGCGTGTATCACGTTTAATCTGAGATGCATTATACAAACCACGTACTTCTTCATCATTAGCAAGGGCAATAAAATCTTCCATTGCCTGAATAGCAACCTTTAACTTCATCTTTGTTCCAGAAGAAACAGCATCAGAGTTATCAACAACTACTTGCTTTAGGCTGCGAAGCATGCGCTCTTCAGTTGCAATTTCATTACCACCACCAGTAATAGCACCTAGCAATAATGGATTAGAAGCAAGTAATTGTTTACGAGCAGTAGTTGCAGAATCAATAATAAACTTACGCTCAGATATACGGGTTTCAGTAGCCAATGACTGCTTTTCCCATGATGCTACATCAAAGTATTTCTGCTTATCTTCAGCAACTAATACATCATCGTAGTACTGTTCTAGTTTCTTATCCTCTAGCAGTCCTGATGCCTGCATCCAGTTATACACACCAGCATTAAAGTCACCAGTATGAGGACCAAAGATGTAAGCAGATTCGCCATAAGTATCAATAAACTTCTTATTAGCCAAAGACCAGTTCTTCATATCTCCAGTTTTAGAGATAAGAACTTTAGTCTGCTTGGTATCACGGGCTACTGTATAAGCAATCTTTCCTGGATACTTACCAGTAAAAATAACAAGTGCCTGCTCGTATGGGTCTTGAACATCATCGCCATACTTCTTATAGACAGCCTCATAAATATCCCAGAACTCATTACGCAATCCTGTGATTCCTACGTCTAGTAGATACGAAGGAACTCCTTGAGATTCCTGAACTGTAGGAGCAACTGGTGAGATAAGTCCTAGAACTGAACGCATTACCATCACATTATGTGCTGAGATACGTATGTTCTTTATGTACTTATACTTCTCTTCATCTGTAGCATTAGGCTCTAGATACTTACCATTAGCAGCATTGTATGCAATTGCTTGCTGTGCTGCTGTTACTTCTTGTCTGGACTTTTCGTTGACGGGTAAGGTTTGGTAAATCTTGAGAAGAGTAGACGGGATAATCGCTCTAGCAATATCAATGTTGTCTCCAATTGGGCCAAGGGCCATGTTGTCAATTTCTTGACCAACCTTTTGAATTGCAGGACTATCTACTGTTCCTAGTATATTACGTATACCAATAGCGCTTAATGCTGCAATAGGACCAGAGAATGTAGGTAGACCCGCTTCTGGTGAAAAGGATGGGTTAGCCAAAGTTAACTTCATAGTAAAGTCATTAAACAAAGGCTGCTTGTACTCACTATCTGTATTACCAGTAAGAGTACGAATAGTAGTATCTGTTGCCTTAAAGATAATATTATCCATAGGCATCATGATGTATGGTGCACCTTCGCTGTCCTCATAGAACATACCGCTAGCATTTAAACCAAGATGCGCTAGGCGCATACGGTAAAGAACCCGTGGTGCTACATCTTTAAGACGGTAGATACGGCGATAAAAGTCCTCTGTTGCACGGTAGAAACGACCAACTGTGCGAACAGATACCGCAAAATTAGAACGGATTCCTGGGTTATCAGCAAACTTTAGTACTGTGTCTGCTGCTTCTTCCATTGCTAATTCTGTAAATCTTTTTTCAGCCAACTCTGTAGCACGGCGTTCTAGTTGCGCTTTTTGCCAAGGCAAACCATAACTATCAGGATTATCGCGTAATGCTTTCTTAACTATGTTATCTGCATACTCTCGTTCAATACCAGAATAGTTCTTACGTAGGTGCAGATAAGATATATTAACAACAGGACTACGTAGAATACCGTTAACTTGACGGTCCATAAGTTCCATCATGTTGTTACCGCTACGCTTCCATGCTGTCTCTACATCCGTAAAGTCTGGAAACTCAACACGTGTATTAATATAACCAGTTGGTTGGAATCCTTTTGTTACATCCGCAAACTCTTCGATGCTAATTTGATTAGCAGCCTTCATCCACTTGTCGTTAATGGCACGGCCTGTTTCATCCTGGATGATTAACAACTTTTCATAGTTTGTCTTAACTGTGTCCATTAGTTCTTTGTTATATAAACGTGGACCACCATGGAAGTTATCGCGTAAATCCATAAGCATGCGCTCAAAGTAAATTTGGGCAATGTCTTCATCACCTAATCCCTTTTGACGCCAGTAAACTGTATCTCCAAAGTATGAAAGAAACTTCTTGAGTGCTGGTTGCGCTTCATCTGCAACCTTCCAGAACTCATTCTCCTTAGTCATACCTAGACGAGTCATCATTCCATCTACTGCACGGACTAAATCATCTGGAGTCTCAAGTCCATTGTTTGCAAAAAATGCAACTGCAGGAGATACCCTGTATTGCCCTGGTAGTTTTAACTTACCGTGTTGGCGTGGAGTAGCAAAGCGGATAAACCAGTTATCATAGTGAGCAAGGGTAACAAAATCATCACCAGCAGCACGTAGTTTGTCTACTTCAATCTCTTGATACTTACCAAACTTAAATCGTTTGCCAGTTGCTTCTTTACCAATTGTATTAAGGGCTTCAGTTAACTTACTAATGTTTAACTGCTCAGCAATAATCTCTTGGTCTAGTTTTCCACCAAGGGTTGTGCGAGCAGCAATAGACTGTGCCATTGAGTTGAGCAAATCTGGGTGATAGACCATAGCCTGTGTCCAGTAATCACGCTCAGCAGGGTCTAAATTGCGAATAAATACATTTGCTCTTTCAGCAATCTCTTGATTAATCTTAAGATGGCTAACTTCGGCAATAGAAACTTTTTCACGCTTAGCAATTGCTTCAATAATTTCATTACGTGCTTCAATTCCAAGCAAGTCTGCTGGGTTTCTTTTAAAACTTTTTCTTAAAAGTTCTGCAATAGGGCCTTGAGATGCATTAGATGCTGTGTATGCCATACCAGACTTGTTTAACTTACGTCCAACACCCTTAGTAAAGTCAAGTAAATCTCTTGCTGGGGCTGTTAATGCATACATAAAACCTTCATCAATGGCTGAACGTACACCTAAACGTGGGAACAAAGTAAAAATAGACCAAAAGTCTACAAAATCCTTAGCAAGTTTGCTGTTAGGAGTACCCATTGCAGCAACTAGTAGGTTTTTCTTTGAACGAATTGTATTAGCCTCAAGTGCAATCTGCTCATAAGGTAGCGGAGCAATGGCTCCTGCTAACTGAGATGGCTGAATTGCAGAAGAACCTGCAAGTAGTGGCGTTTCATTCTCATACTTAACAGCATTCTTGCTCATTACCTTTGAAAAAGGTGCATCAATCTCAGTCTTAACTGTAGTTGTAAAACCAGCACGTTCATTAAGAGTTCTTTTAAGAATATCATGCATTAACTTTTCGCCGTTAGGGTCTCCAGCCAAACCTGCACGCTGCATAACTGCTGCGTATAGATTACGAACAATAACTACTTGCTCATCTTCAGAGGAACGCAAAAACTTTTGAGCAATAAAATCAGCCATGTCACGATTAACAACCTGTCGTGCAACAAGTCTTACTGTGTCAATTGTCTTGACTGCTTCTTCACCAATAAGAATCTGCTGACCTGCTGGGTTTCGTGCTGCAAGACGACCAGCCTTAAGCGCAATGCGCTTGAGACCCTTGATGTCATCTTCAATTTTTACAAGGTCTGTAATGTTTGGGTTAAAAGCCTTGTCTGAGTTTTCACCAGACTTTAATAAAATATCAAAAGCCTCTTCGCCTTTAGCGTTAAACTCATCAATGTTTTGCTTAGATACTGTTTTGTTAAAAACAGAATCAAGCATGTTATTAAATCCATCACTCAAACGGCGATTAGTACGAGCAACGGCTATACCATTACGGCGATAGGTAATACCATCTACACGACCAGATAAAAGCAAATAAGTATTTTCTGCATCACTAAAAACCTTTTCGGCTTCATCTGCATTAAAGACTTTGTTTCTTTCCAAGAAAGCAATTGCTTCATCATTGTTGTAGCCAGGAGTTAACTTACCAATTGCACGGCGAATCTTTGCACGCTCTGCAACCGTCTCTGCCTTAGACAACTTCTCAATGGCTGGACCAAGTTGGTCATTCCAAAGAGTCTGCACTCCCTTATCTTTAAAAGCACGGGATACTCCATAGCCAACATTTCCTGACTGAGCAGCATCAGTAACCATCTGCGCTAACTGAGAACCTTTTCTAGCAGCACCAGATGCACCACCAGTAATCCAAGTAAATGGGTCAATTACAATCTGGTATGCAAAATCAATAACGCCAGAGATGTTCTTAGTTGTTCCGTCAATGTAGTCACCAGCAAGCGCACCATTTTTTGGTGGCTTGGTATCTAGCATACGTGCAACGTCACGACCTAAAGAAACCTGTGCGTACTTGGTTGCATCTAAAACTTGCTTAAACTCTTCTGGTTCATTAAATGCAACCTCAAAGGCTTTAGCAATCTCAGGAGTAAGTTCTCCATATGCTTCTAGGATTTCTCCTGGACGCTTACCTGCTAGCAATCCTTTTGCAATATATACATTTGCTTTACCAAAACGGTCTGTTGCTTCTTTTAAAGCACCGTTATCGTAGACATCTGTACCGTTCCAAGCATCAGACCAAACGTTAGCACTAAAGATATTCTCGCCCTGTGCTACTTGACGGCCCACCAAGTATGGCGTATTGATAGCACGGTTGTAAGCACCAGCAACTTTAAAGACTGCAATCAAAGGACTAGCAACAGTTTTGCCAGCAAACTTTAATGCACCAACAGCACGGTCACCAAAATCTGGTGGTGCTTGCATGTAGTCAGCATCTTTATAAAAAAACTTTAATCCCTCTTGTGCATCAGGGTCAAGACTCTCAAATACCTTGCGAGCATCTGCTGAGTTCATACGAGTAAGTTCTTTATTCTTCTTAACAGCCCAACTCATTTGCTCAAGTTGGTTCTGTTCTTCAGGTAAAAGATTTGCTCGTTGTGCCGCTGAGTAAAGGTTCGGAGACATTTCTGCGACTATGGGTTTTAAAACGCGCATTAAGTATCCTAACTAGTGAAGAAGTTCATTAAGATTAATTCTGCTTCTCCAGAATCATCAAAGAGATTTACTTTCTTAAGAGTGTCCATTGGGTTTGGCTTTGGCTTTGGCATACCAGCAAGAAGTTCTGAACCGCCTCCAGGACCACGGTCAATGCCAGCAGTTCCTGGCTCATCTGGATACTGTGTTGGTGTATCTAAAGATACTGGTTGTGCTGGAAGTGCATCATAAGGAGTACCAGCCATAGGTGCTGCTGTTTGATTACTGTATGTTTGTTCGCCTTCTCCGTATGGTAAACCAGGAATGTATGTAGCAGCCTGTGTAGGAGAGCCATCAGTACGACTAGAAAGAGCACCAGGAAGTGAAACTGGTGTTGGATTAGAAGGCTTCTTGTAACCGCCACGTCCGCCAGATTCTGTTATCATTCATCATCCTCTTCTTTGTCATCAATAATTTCAGCCTTAGTGCCTAACACTTCGCTGTTATATTCTTGAGCCATCTTCATCATGCCATAGGCATTCCATGGTGTCATGGCTTCACTAACTTCTGTGTGTAAATAGCGGGACCCTTCGTAGTCTGCCCATTCGGTTATTAACAACCAATTGACGCAGATGTAATCAGTCCCCTTCTCATCCTCTTCTATAAGGATTCTTAGTGCTTCTTCAATTTTGTCTCTAAATGTTTTACTCATTTTGCATGTTGTACTTTCACTATGACTGGTTCAGCCGTGTGAATATCCCAACGTGAAGCGATGTTAATCGCCATTCTAATATCTAACTCTGCCACCTTTGGCGTAGTTTGTTTTCTACTTGCAGCAAAAGCCTCAATGGCACCAAGAGCAATATCAGCACCAGACCCAGCACAGTAAATACCACGCATATCCCTATCCCAAGAATAATCTTCAAAGATAGGATAAATAACTCCACGAACGACAACAAGAAATTGCGAATCATGTGCTGCTGCATCCCCGTCTTCTTTCATATCATAACCAGAATCTATAAACAATTTACGCATTTCTGGTATAAATGTCTGAGTCATGAATACATCTAAATCATCTGTTACACGTGGCTTAGGTGCTTTCCACCCAAACTGTAAAATGTTAGAGCCACGGCTTGCCCCTGAACCTGCAATTAAAACTCCGTTGTTTTCAATAATCTTATGTGTTGCAAGTTCCATACAACGACCATCATCACCAGATGAACGGGAATCACAACCTACTGCTGCCCAACCATTACCTTGAATTGCTACTAATGTTGTCATTGTCCCCTCCTTAGATTATTGTCGCGTTACAGTTCTTGCTCCACCACTTGCTCTACCGCTGGCACTAAGGCTAGAGAATAAAGATTGAAGTGACGCTGGTGCTTCAGGAGCGCCTGCTGCTGGCGCGGCGGGAGCAGGGGACGGTTGCTCAACCATAGGTGCACCAGCAGCAGGTAATTCTTCTGGAGCGAATACATCGTTAATAGAGTCTTCAATAGACTTACCAGATTGGCGAAGTCGAATGACATCAGCAATCTGCTTAACGATAGTAGTTGGGTCCCCGCCTGAAGCAATTAACTGTGGAATTGCTTGTGCACTTGCCTGTAATGAAGAGACTAATGCGTTACGCATTTCTTCTACTTCAATCTTTTCTTGTTCCTGAGTTACGTTAATTCCAAATGGAAGTTCACGTTGTGCTAAATCCTTAGAAATTAATTTACCGCCAAGGGCCTGTAACATAAAGATAAGTCCCTGCGCTGGGTTAAGACCAGCCAGCATTCCATAACGGACATCTGCTGAGTAGTCACCCTTGATATTCTTTGATGGTAAATAGTCAACGGCGTATGGTGCTCCCGCATCTACGCCACGAATTGTCTTTTCAAAGTTGTAAAACTTTTCATCAACCTCAAAGCAAAGAGAAATAACATTCTTAAGAGCAGAGGCAAAGATAGCCTGTGCTGATTTAACTTGTGTATCAAAACCACCCATGAGTGCCTGAACACCCTGTCCCGTAATAATTGATGCATCAAGATTTCCAGTACGAGATTCTGGGTAACGTGTACCCATACGTAGTTCTTGTTGAAGAACCTGTTGTTCTGTAAATGCACCTGCTGGAATTGGAAGTTCGACACGTCGTACTCCTGCTGGTGAGTTAGTGCGGATAACCGCATCTCCACCAAACTCAAACTCCTGTACATCGCCTGGAACTACGATTGGTGATTGAACTGACTTCTCTGCTGCTTCCATTGCAAGTAATGCAAAACGATTGCGAAGCAACTGAATACCAAGAACATCATCAAACTGTCCACGCATTTCGCCGTCTACAGAGGGACGGCGTGCTACTACTACCATCATCTTGCCAATAGGATTTTTAGCCTGTGACAAAATTAAGTTATTACGTGAAGGAACAAAAATTACTGATTGGTCCTTATCGTAGTAACGAATAATATCCATCTGTGTATTAAGGTTCTGGTCGTAACCATCACGTCCTAACAGTTGGTATTCAAACTCAGGGAACTGGCTAACCAATTCTCCAAGTGATAGTGAGTAGCGTTTAGCAAAAGCAATACAACGTCCATAGCGGTCAAACTCTGGGTAAGCCCCGATAGGACTTTCTATGCGAATACGTGGTATGCCTGCTTCATCGTCCAATTCAATTATGAAAGGAACGAATCCAAATGTGATGTACCAGTCTGCGCCTGTATACATCTGTACTTGTAATTCTGAATGGAAAAAATAATTGCTAGCAATACGTGTGCGTGTATCTGCAAATCTGCGAGCATTATCTTTTGCAGCATTAACAGCAGAGCAGTTAACTGCTGGCAATGGTGCCATTACCTCTGATAAGTCACGGGCAACAATGTCAATAAAGTTAGCAACTACATTTGCATCTACACCTTCAGGAAAGAACTCTGGATAAACTTCAGAAATGTTTCCTTTGCGAACGGATAGCACGTCTTGCTGACGACTATCACGCTCTGAAGAGCGGTGCTTTAGGGACTCAACCCGTGCAGCAACCTGTTCTATAGATAATGCCATTGGTTTCCTAACGGTTAATTAAAAATTATTTAAACTTTTTTAAGTGTTCTTTATATTGTTTTGCGGCTAATTTTTCTTGGTCAATACGAATCTCATGTCTCATAGTATCTTTTTGAGATTTTGTAGGACCCATTTGTTTGTAAACTTTGTTAATGCTTTTAGCACCAGCACCTGTAATGCCACCTACTGCTCGTTGTGCTATTTTTTTTGCTGCAATTCTTGCCGCTGCTGCCGCTGCTGCGGCTGCTATTAATGGTACTGGCATTTTATATTCCTATCCGTAGTTCTCAGCCCATTGCTCTGCAAAGGCTTCGTCTAAATTAACTGATACACGTCTATTCATCTGGGCTCTTGTAGTCCAGCGGTTTTCGGTGTATCGCTTCATGTATGAGGTTTGTTGCATAAACTCTCTAGCGCGAATAACCGCAAACCATAGCGCCATAACACAGTCGGTCTTGCCACGGGTATTTGCTTTCCATGTAATCAACTGCTGCACTAATGCTTTCATGCCCTCTGAACCATCAGTAGATGCAATTTCAATAGTGTTATTGCCTTGGAACTTATTATCTCGCATGGTTCCAAACAGTGTTGACATAGATGCAACACCAAAGTTTGTATCCCACTTGTTTTTATTTGTGTGGTGCGCTTCTAGGCGTACTCCATAGGAGGATAGCCATTGACGCAAATCATCATCTAGAGAGTAGGCTTTCTGGTGAGCGTTAATCTCAACACGAAACTCTTGTGGTTTATACTTTAAAACCAACTCTTCGATTGTGTTACGAATCTTTTGCGGAGTAGGGTCTCCCATATTAATGCAGTCTAAAACGTATATTTTAGAATCTGACCTGTTATAAGTAACAGCAACAAATGCTGCATTACCTGCCATAGCAGGGTCAAAACCAATGATGGTGTATCCCTCAACCTGAGTCGGATGTCCCACCGCGCCTGGTTTCAAGATACCACGCTTACGTGTTCCTTTGATACAGGCTTGAACCAGGGCGGGTGGGAAGATAGAATCTTCTGCGACATCCTCCTGCTGGTAAACCAAAGCCCATGTAGTGGGAGTTACTTCTCCGCGTCTTTTGGCAAGGGCTTGTCCATCCCACTTGGGAAAGAGTCCTTGCTCGTCTGGGGTTTCGTCATCCCCGTCCCACGGTAGGTCTGACTTCGGCCAAAGAGTAACCCAGTCATCTGGCTTTTCACTATACTCCAAAACAGCAGGCATGCCCATGTACGTAAAAGGACACTTACCGCCTGACCAATACTTTGGGTCACGTAACTCTTTATAGAAATCTTGCGTGGCAATTCTCGTCCCAACAATTAATAACTTACCGTTCTTACCCAAACGGGTAATAACTTCTT